GAATCTGTCATTGTAGCATCTGCTGCATCATAAGTTAATACATCAGCATCATTAACTAATCTGTGTCTTAAACCATTCATCAACACTAATTCAGCATCTAAAGACGTTGTATCACCTGACACTGCTAATCTTTGTGCTTTACGTTGTGCTTGTTTCATCAAGTAAGCCATTAAGATCTCATTTAAAGCAGCTGGTAATTGACCATCTTGTCTTTTCAATCCTAACACGTTCAATACTTGTGTCATTTTACCGTTTAAATCCTCATTACAGAACTCAATACCCATGTACAAAGGTACAGTAGTTAAGTTTTCTTTTGTGAAGATAACCGATCCATCAGGCGAAGGAGTACAAGAAACTTTGGCTTGAAGTGCAATATCAGAATTTAAAAGAGCGATTTCTTTTGTTCCTTTAACACCTTCTTCAACTGTTAACTTTGAAAGGAATGTAGAATTCTCAATCAAGTCAGTAATTACGTTAGGCATTGTATTATCTGTCCACGCTGGGATCAATGCTACATCGTAATCAAATTTTTCTTTTAATTGGTTTTTTAATTTGCTCATCTTATTTTTTATTATTAATCATTTGTGAAATTGTCATTTTACTTTCTTTGTTTGCTCCTACTTTTGCAGTTGCTGAAAACTTGCTTTCTTTTTCCGTTTTCAATTTTTTAACTTCCTCAGTTAATTCTTCAATCTTAGCGAATGTAGCTTCTAAAGTTTTTCTCATTACTTCTGCAACCTCTGTTAAGATTTCGCTTTTCATTTCTGATTCAACGTCTGTCGCTTCTTCTTCTACTGTTGAGAATTCAGAAACTAAACCGTTTGCATTTACAGAAATTACTAAGGTCTTACCTTCTGCATCTGTTACTTGGTAATCACCCTCTGGAGCTGGTAACTTATTACCCTCTGCATCAGTAACAAAAATTGGAACATCAATTGCTAAATCACCCTCGTAAGATAGAACAGTTCCATCTATTGCGGTTACATCAGTAAATGATACTTCAACTTCTGCAACTGGCTCATCTTCAAACGTCGCTTTTCCAAACACACGCTCGAAGAAAGTCTTTCCACTTACTTCTTGTTTACTCATTTGTTGTTTATTATTTGATTTTAAATTTACTTGCATACGTTCAAAAATTCCCTCTACTGAGAATCCTTGAAATTTACCACTCTTAACCTCGTTCCATAGTTGGTTGTCCTCAATTTTATACGAAGCAATCCACGTTCCATCTTGAAGATTTTGTTTAGCAAATGCTAATGGTGGATTAATTCCTTTTTCTTTATCAATTAAATAACTTTCAAACATTGTAGCACCATTTACGATGTCTCTATTGTCGTGCATTCTGTTTACGTTATTACCAAATGAATTTCTAAAGAATTTTAATACTATCTGTTTGATCGTTGGAACATCAAAAAATACTTGGTGTTCTCCAATGTCAGGAGAATTACGATAAATTAATGTATTTGCTGACATCATGACACCCGTTACAATCCTTTGTTCTTCTGCAAAGTTATAAGGTATAGCCTCATTGAATGAAACGAAAGACTTGAGATGTGCTGGAGTGTCTACAAATGCATTGTAATCAACTCCAGTTTCATCTTCATCATTAATTGTTAATTTATAAACTGGTAACATAATTCAAATTTACTAATTATTTTATTACTTTGTTAAAATTATAACATTTATTTTTAATTATCCACCAATTGTAGACAAAACGTTGGTTTTTTTACTGTTATCCATTACTGCCTTTATCTCAGAATCTACAACTGTAACCTTAATTCCAGTTGATGTGTCTATTGCATCAAGTGTATTTGTAAAGCCACCATTCATATTAACACTATTTCCTTGTTGGTTGTTGTTTGTGTTATTGTTTGTACTTGGCGGTGTTGGTGGTGCTACTGAACTTGGACTATTTGACTCAAATTTAGTACTTGATATTTTTGCTATTGTAGCAACCGTAGCCAATCCTGCCGAAGCAATACGAATAGCCGAAGCAACACCCATAGTAAAATCAGGAACAGATAAAATAGCAGTAACAGATTGAGCACCGTTTATAATTGCTTGAGCGATTTGCATTTGTTTATTAATCTCAAATTGTTTCTTAGCACTTTTTAATTCTTCCTCACTTCCTTTCTTAAGATTGTTTTGTTTAATACTAAAAATAGTATCACTTAATGATTGAATAGAACTTAAAGAATTATTAGCAATTTCAAAACTAGCATCTTGTATCTCTTTTTGGTTTGCTATTTCTTTGTTCTTCGTTTCTTCATTTATACCATCAATTTTCGCTTTGTGTTCTGCGTGTAGTTTTTCAATCTCACCGTTTGTTAAATCTTGGTTCTGTAATGCTTGTGCAAGTTCTAAATCAGCAAGTTCTTTTTTCGCTCCTTGTTCTGCTTCAAAATCTGCTCTGAAATTTAATATTCTTGCTTCTAGCCTAGCCTTAGCGTCTGTATTTTCTTTCGCTAATTTCTGTTTATCCTTTTCTGTTTGTTGGTTCGATAGATCTGTTTTTAATGCTTCCGTTTCATTAAATTGCTTAACTGTTAATTCGTCAATTAACTTTTGATTATTACCAAATTTTATTATTAAATCTTCGCTTTCTCTTTCGTGTTGCTTTCTTAGTTGTGCTAATTGTCTAAGTCCTGAATCTTCAATGTTAGCATTGATTAAATCTTCTGTTAATCGTTTTAATTCTTTTTTCTTAGCGTCAGCAACTTCCTGATCTTGTAATGCTTGTGCATCGGCTTTTGCTTGATTCTTTTTACGCTCCTCGTTTCCTTTTGCTTGTGCATCGCTTATTTCTTTTTGGTGCGTTGCTTCTAAAACGTTCTTCGCTTGTATAGTATCTTTATAAAGTTTATATTGTTCTTTATTCATGTCAATACCAAACTTTTGTTGTTTTTCTAAACTTCTTTTTGTAAGTTCTAAATTATCTATTTCCTTTTTATAAATCTCATCACTAGAAGCACCTTTTGCCTTCATCAATTCTACTTCCTTGTCGTGGTTTTCTTGCCTTGATTTTAAGTTATTAGTTAAATAGTCTTGTGATTTCTTTAAAGACTTCGCTTGCATTTCATCAAACTTCTTTTGTTTAGCAGCTGCTTCCTCAGTTGATTCACCGAATAAATCCATCGCTGAAATTAAAGCAGTAACACCAGCGAGAATAGCAAATATTGGAATAGCCAACATAGACAACCTTAACAACTTCATCGCTCCCGTTGTTGTACCTACTGCAGTTGTATAGGCATACTGCGAGAAAGTCATTATATTAGTTTTAATAGCGTTAATTGTAATCATTGCAGCACTTTGACGCTCAAATAATGCTCGTATCTCGTTAACAGAATTTAACAATGTAGTAACCGCAGTTAACTTAACCAATGTTTTTTCAAGTTCTTTAGAATCTGAACCAACCAAAGCCATAGCACTTTGCACCGCACCATATCCAGCCACAACACCCGAACCAATAGATAATGCACCTTGTAAGTGTTTACCGTCTTGCCCTGTGTTTGTTATTTGTGCTTGTAAATCTCCTAAACGATCTTTAAGTTCTCCCGCTTGTGCAATTGCTTGTTTTCCTATTGGTGAATTTTCTCCAGCTTGTAATGCGATAGTTTGGTATTCTTTAACCGCCCTAGTCATTTCACGCATCGACAAAGTACCACTTTCAACTTTTGCGTTTAAATCTTCAAATGCTTTTTGAGAGTTTACAGATGTACTTTTAGAAGTTGTATTTACTTCTTTTAAAGCCTTATCAATGTTATTAATGTCCTTAACTGTATTACCAGTGTCAACTTTGGTTTTAAAAACTATTTCCTTATCCATAAACTTCTATGTGAATGTTAGCACTTGTTAATAATCCATCTGTTAAAACCCCACCCGTATAAGTGTAAATTCTAATCTCAGCAGAACTTTGTTGCTTAATTATTATCTCAATACCTGTATTTTTTGGTGAAGGTTGATAAAAGAAAGTTTGATCACCCGTGAATAATGCACTGCTAGTAACTTTATAGTAACCCGTTGAAACTCTAGACCAGGTTAATGTACCTATTGAATTTTGTATTAAATAAGTTTCTACTGGATCTGTTGTACTTGTTTGATTTACAATGGCTTTATATATCTTACTTGTAGTTGTACCGTTAGAAACAATTAAACTTCCATTTCTAGTATAAAACAATCCCGTATCTGTATCTAAATACATTTCACCCTGATATATGTCAGTTGAAATCCAATCACCGTTTCGATGATCGGCACTAACTGGGATAGTAGCAATTCCACTACCTTGTTTTATTACCATTCTTTTCTTTTCGTCGCACATATTTATCCGTGTATTAATTCATTATTTGTTAATGTTTCATCTATTCCACCCCATATAACTCCTGAATCTTGACCAATACCATCAGGAGAAAGTATTCCATCATCTCCGTTAGTTACCCATCCGTCAACATCATTATGGTAACTTATTTCACCCTCTATATTGTTCGCTTCAATTATTCTAACTATTTCAATCTGTGTAGACGTTGTCAAATTATTATCAAAATCTCTAACTTCATTCAATCTAAACAAAACACCATTCCACATAATTGATTTACTGAAATCTAAGTTAGCAATATCATTTGAATTAAATTTAACATACAGTTCAACTAATTTAGAATCTTTACCCGTTATCTCTTTTATAAATCTTTCGTGATAACGTCTGTAAAGGTTATCCGTTGTAACTACATTATTTTGATATGCTAACTGAATTGGTAACCCCCAGTTTAAATCGAATGTAGGATTTTGATAATTATCGAAATGATGCACACATGGATAAGTTGAATAGTCTGTGTATAGAACTCCATCTGTATCTGTTAATCTCCACGCACCACTTTTTAAACCATTGTAAATATAGTTTCTAGGTTTGCCTTTAAATGGTTGTATTACGTTAGCATTTAACTTTACTATTCTAGGTCTTACAAATGGTGTTATATTACCTCTTACTACTGTTTGAGCGTATGGTAATTGATAAGTTCTATCTCCAGTTTGGAATGTACTAGGAACTGTGTAAATGTGATCACCATATCCATAATTGAATGTAGACCTATATGCTTCATTGTCGAAATCTTTATCTTCTGCCCATAGAAATTTATATCGCTTACCTTCAATTGTGGATGCTGGCTTTATAATTATATCTTTACTGAAATCAACTATATCTGTTATGTCTATAAATTCAGTCGTATCTTGATAGTAATCTTTTAGCGGTTCTATTTTAACCACTCCATTAATATCGGCATCACTTAAATATAGATTGTACATTAATAGTTCTGCTTCCAAAAATGAACTTGCTTTTAAGTCAGGAATAAATCTACTTAATTCGACTGTGTCGCCAGTGATTAAACTTGCTTGAATACATTGTAAGTTGAAAGAGAATGGTGTTGTATCGTTTTTTACATAAACAACCATAGAATTAGCACCCATTCTTACATCGAAAAATAAATTAAATCTAAAACTTATCTCATCCCCTGAATTGGCTTCTATTGAAATCTTATCGTTATAACTTAAATTTAAATCTGCTACATCTTGAAATTCCTGAACATCATTTTTAATTGAACTTCCATTTTTTAAAATATCAAAAGTGCATCTTATAATACCAGCGTTATCATACCCACCTATATTTGTCCATACAAAATCAACTAATATTGGAATGTTATAATCAAAAGAATAAGTACCTTGCTTTTGAATCTTAACTACAAAGTTTTTATTTTGGTTAAATCCATCCGTTATATTTGTGTTTGTTGCACCATCCCATGTTGCGGTTAAATTAACAAATTTTTGACCTACAAACTGAACCCCATTTGCAAAAGATCCACCTTTTAACGGTATAAATCCAGTGTTTAATGTAGTTGTAAAATTACACTGCCTATTATTAATCTCATTTACTGGATAGCCTATCTTATCTCCACCGCCAAAACCTAGTAAATGTTTTTTATAAAATGAACTATCTAAGAAATTAGAATCCCAAGTTAAACCTGAAACTGCTAAACACTTTTTAAATACCTCACGTTTATAAATCAATGGTGCTAAGTCGTTAATCTTCATTGTTGAAGTAGTACTATATCCGTAGTCTACCATTCCATAATGATAACCAAATCCTAAAGGTAAACCGCCACTAAAATTAGAACTGTCTGATCCGTTTAATTTTACTGATGTAGACCAACTATTTGCGACATTCGTTCTAGTTAATGCGTGATTATATTCGCTCCAACCTAACTCTGAAACTTTCAAATCTCCCAACTTCATAAATAGATCTATGAAATTAGAAAACAATTTACATTGAAAAACATAATTACCACCTGAGATCATTACTTGTTCTAATTGAAATAAACCATTAAATAATAGTTCACCGTTATCGCTCCAATATTTAGCAGGAACACGCAATGTTGGATCAAAGTCAAAACCTATGTTTGTCGTTCCATTTACTGTTGAAAGTGAAAGTAAATAAGTAGAGCTAAAGAAATCTAAGTTCTTTTTAGTTCCTGATATTGCTAAAGATTTTGAGTAATTTCTTTTTCGTTTGTTAGGTTCTTTAATATCAGCAATAGAGAAATTCAAAGGGAACGGAACACCCTCTGTCAATTCTATTTCAACACCGTTTACTTGTAATCTTCCTATCATACAACTATTGATTTTCTAGTGTTTGGTAATTTCAAAGTAACTATCTCAGTATATTCTTCAATAAATCTATCTTGATTTTCTGTATATGCAGTATTTTCAATCGTTACTCTATCATATGTAGTGTCTAACATATAAACAACTGGAGATAAATAACAAGTTGATACTAGCCAATTCTGAGTAGATTGATTAATATAGTTAGAAACTAACTGAATACTATCATTTGCACTCTTAAAGTAACTTAAAACACCACTATTTGAAGCGTCAAACGTATAAACATTATTCACCCATTCACCAAATTGCTTCTCGTATGTCTTAGATGTTATCTCACTTGAATAGATTGCATTGAAACTAAAATCAAAAGTATCAAATCCACCGTATTTATTTATCCAATACAATGGAAATCCATTTTGACAACTTCTATTTATGTAGAATCTTTTAATTTCAGAAGATACTAATCCAGTCGCCACATCAGTAACGTAGTATTCTATGTAATCAGTAGATGAAGTAAACGAACTCGCTAGTATATCAGTATTTAAATTAATCTGAGTTACTTTATTGTTAGCAGTTGTTGTGATAGTGTCTAACAATGTCCCTACTGAATTATACAACTTAGCATAAACATTTACATTGTAGTTTGTCATTATCGTTACTAGATAATTATTACCCTCTCTTACAAGTGCGTCGTTCGGCATATCAGTAAAAAACTTAATACCATTCCAATCTGTATAATCGTAGTTACTAAACTCCTTATTATCTAGTCGTGCCTTCCATACATTTATAGTTGAACTTGTTGTTGTACTTCCAACTGCTGGAGTTGATCCGAAGTATTCTTTAACTATAACGTAAACCTCTCTATTATTTAAAGCGTCAGCAGTAAATGTAGCCTGATTAATAGTTGGAATATCTAACATTGTTTTAACCACATCCGAAGCATCGTAATGTGAATAGATACCAACTTCGGGATAAATCTGATGTGTACCAGTTAATGATCCACTTACATACAATTCTACTAGATAACTGAAATTAGCGTTAGCGGTATTATTACTAGAGAATCTCCAAACAATAGGATTGTCGGAAGGTGTGTATAATTGTGGACTTGAATGGATTGTTACTGCCATGGTGCTACTATTGTTAATTTAATTGATTCGCCTAATAATTTCTTTATTGGTTCTTCTAATACTTTTACTAATTTTTCGTTTATTACATCGTCGTAAAATGGTCGTGGTTTTTTTCCTTTACGAATAATACTGTTTTGAATTGCCCAAGCAAAAGAATCGTAATCATCAAAGTTAGATGGTAACGTAATACCTCGATCACTTTTCCACGCTAATATTGAATCGTGAAAACTTAATGTTTGTGTAGGTGCTGAACCCCAAGATGGTGAACCTTTGTGAACATCTGCTTCTGTTCCTCTACCATTAACACCATAATTAATATACTTCCAATAAAAATCCATTGAGATATTAACCTCAACTTCATTTCCATTTATAATTACATCGCTTGGTGTTATTCCTTGTGATAAATTTCTACTAGCATTAATATCCCTTGCTTGAATAGACTGCTGTAAATCGTCTATAATCGCTTGATTAAGTTTTACAAGTAAATTACCTAACTGACTATTAGATTTACCGTTTAAAACGTCCTTTGCGTTCCCTACGTTTAAACCATTTAATATGTCCGCTTCGTTTACTTTCACCTTCTTTTAATTAACGCTTTTTGCTCTAGTTGTTTCTTTTTAACTAAATGTGTTAAAAATTTAACTCTCGAATTAAATACAAAGATATTCATTTTTATAACATCATTCCATGTAATGTTAAATTCTTTTGATACTTCATGGATTATTTCGTGCCAGGCATACTGATTCGGCTTAGTTTCTTTACTATCTTTTGGCTCTCCATATAATTGTCTATTGATTCGACGTATTTCTTCAAAAAAAAACCTTTCAACTCAATGAAATCTATCATTTTAAAATGTTCTTTAAATAAATCGTGCCTACTTGAACGAGGATAAACTATATTATCGTTAACATCTAACTCTCCGTATGTCGTACCTTTAGGAATATAACAAGTTGTTGCTAATAAAATTGGATCTTTAGCGAAGTCTGAATGCTGGCAATCAATATGAAAGCCTATTGGTGCTTTATTCGGATCAACAAACACAAAGGTTTGACCTTCAATAGTTATTTCTTTAGGTGCTTTACCTGACATTTTAAACTCTGAGAACAAAGAAATACAATAAGTGAACATTGCGTTAATATCATTTACATCAATTGTCATTAATTTGTTTACAGATACTAGGGTAATGTTCGCTAAGAATAAAACTTTCGTGTTTAAAGTGATATTATCCTCTTTGAAACTTGCATCTTCAAATGCTTTTAAATGTGAAATTCTATAATCGTTTATTGTTTTGGGTAATTTAATATCAAAAGTTTTCATCTATTAATTTATTTTGCATGTTACAATTCTTACTCTGTTCCGTATGTATATTTATAGCGGTCTTCTGCTCATTGATCCACCCTTGTGAATGTGGTAATAGCATAATGTTTTTACTTTGTTTCTTCGCTTCAATACTAAATATAATATCCGACATCTTCATAAAGGTACTAGATAAAATATCTTTAGGATTGAAATAGTTAGTATTAAATGCAGTAACACCCGTTCCAGCAATATCTATAAATTTAGTGTCGAATACGTTTCTAAATGCTGAATAACTTTCATGCCCTGTATAATAGTTCAATCCTTTGCCTTTCAACTTCCTTCCGTGATAAGTTACTATACATTTATGTTTCTCTATTTCTTCAATAGTTCGTTGTACATAATCGGATGGATAAATAATATCATCATCGCAACTGAAATAATAAACATTTTCTCTAAGTCCGTAGAACTTACCTAAATCTGTGATGTCTTTGTTTATGTCGTTATCGTAGATTACAATCTCATCTGCTTGACCGTTCAATGATTCAATTGTACGTCGTAGTGTTTCTTCACGCCCTTTAAATGTTGCAATACCACAAACTATCTTTAATCTTGTGAACTTGTCCTTAATCGCTTGGATCTTTTGTTTCCTTGCTTCTTGATTTACTTTAACCCCTAAACTCTTTTGCTCTGAATGTCTACGATAGTTATAAAGTATAGCATCTGTGTAACCTAGTTTTAAACCATTGGCTAAACATCTTAAATTAAATTCGTATTCCTCAGCACACGTTAATGATTCATCAAACAAACCTACCTTATCAAATACAGATTTATGATACATTAACGTTCCACCATGAATAACATTATTAAATAACATCTCGTTAAGTGATGGGTGCTTAATTCTAGGTGTTTGTTTTTCAATTAAATTACCTTTAACATTATAAGATACACCGTGAATGAAGTCATTACCTTGCATAGCCTTAACACTATCCTCGATTGAATTGGGTGTTAGATAATCATCTTCACAAAGGTATTTAATGTATTCCCCTTTTGCTCGTTTAATACCGTTGTTAATGTTAGTTGATACATTTACATTGTCATTCTGAATTAATAACTCTATGTTGGTGTAAGTTTGATTTTTTACACTATCAATTGCTTCTTTTAAATAACCTCTATCAACTGAATAAGGAATTATAATACTTACTAACGGTTGTAACATAGTAGCCATACCTTAGGAGTTAATTCTTCTCTGTGTGTGTTATTCCAATTCGTAAACCTACTATCAAAATCTTCTAACTGTAATTTGAATGTGTGAAACTGATCCACTTCAATATCTATTCCAGTTAAGATAATAACATTCTTTTGTGCTATCTTCTTAATGTTTTCAATTGCCTTATCAAAATCTAAACAATTATCTAACACCGCCATGCAGCAAACAGTATCAACTTCAATTCCTTCAATAGTTTCAATGTTGCCCTTTAATGTTGGCACTAATTTAATTGGGAAAGCATCTAAACCGATATACTCAATATGTTCAGGTATTTGCGTTTTTAGAAATTGTGATCCACATCCAACATCTAAAATACTTTCACCGTAACCGCACTTAATTAAATGCAGTTTATAATCTCTCAATACATTCGGAGCAGTTCTGTTATCATCAACGTGTCCTCTTTGCCCTTGTCTTTCTCTAAGGTTCTCCGTTGCCTTTACCCAATCTTTTTTTAGTACTTTCATTTTATTAATTCTAATATTCGTTTACCAGTTGATTCAATTGAATGATTGTTTCTAAAATCTAACTCAGTTAAATCTTGTATCGTTTCTGTGTTAAATTCTTTAAGCAAATGTAAAATTTCTGTGAATTCATCTTTAGTATTTGCTATTTGAAATGGTGTTAAACCATAAGCATTATGATAAACACTCATATTTAGATCGTTAGTAATTACCAAACATCCTAAACTTGTGGCTTCAAATGCAGTAACCCCGAAACAACCGTATTCTTTTCCGTTTAATTCAGGCTTGAATAGTTCAATATATATATGACATTCACTTATTCTTTTAAGGTTTTCAGAATGTGGTATTATATTGGTGTCTATTCTTATCTCAAAATCGTTTTTAAACGCTTCTAACATCGTTTTAATCTCATTCGTTCCCTTTACATCTGAGTTACTTGGATAGTGTCCTACGATTAACTTTCCACCTTTTCGCTTTTCAGTTGGTTCTAAGTCTGTATGAGGTGCTAAATAATGTATAGGTTTGTCGCATAGGTTAATAAATTCAGTTTGATCTGTAATTACTACATCAGCATCTTTGAATAGTTGATTAAATTTGTCAGGTTCTGCTCTGTATCTACTCCCTGAATGATAAACTACTAACTTTCTTTTGAAATTACCAATATTCACCAGGTTTAAAATAGTAGGACAACTGTGAAATATCTGAATGATATCAAACTTATTTACCATTGATATTATTTCCTCTCTCGTTACTATCTCGCTTTGTGAATCGTACCCAAACGGGTGAGTATTTAAAACATAATCAAAACATTCTACACCAATCGACCGTAAAGCATTTGCATTGTTATGCGACATATTAGCATAGTCATTACTTGCTAGATTAAGCACTCTATAATTATCCACCATATAATAACACTTAAAAAAAATATTGTTAATTTCATCGCAAATATAGTAATTTAATAATCAGCCACAACATAACGACCTGAATATTTATCTTTAGTTGTAAAGTAATATCTTATTCCATCGATTGCATGATTCCAGTTATCGATAGGTCTATTAAGTTTTCTACCATCTTTATCGACCGCCCACTTATAACGATCTAACTCTTTAATTAAATTAATACTTCTTTTCGTTACTGAGAATTTAACACCTTGCATCTTCTGAATACCATTCATAATCGAATCGCTACCCTTTTCAGCACCTTGTACTCTCATTCCTAAGTTCTTCAATTCCTGAATTGATTTAGGTTCTGAACTATCAAAGAAAGTATAAACATTATTATCTAAGTTCAAAGATTTAAACGTGTTCCATATCTGCGGATTTGTCAAGTCTGTTTGGTATAATACTTCATCAAAGATATATCCACCGTTATAAGTGTAAATGTCTGTTAATGTTGTTGGATCGTTAGTGTAACCAAAATCCCCACCTCTACCAACTAAACGAGCATCTTTAGGTATAGAATCTATTTTATCCCAACTTTCAAAAACAACACCCTGTAAAGCTCCGACCTGACCTAATCCGTAAACTCTCCAAAGATTTGCGTAGTATTCATTTTTGATTGATCCATCTTCATTGTAGCCTTTAGACTTATATCGAAGTATATCGTTTCGTTCGTTAATGTCTAGGAGTTCATTGTCTACAAAAGTTAATTCTAAATAACTTACATCATCATCAGGAAGTACATCTGTATGAATGAAAAATTCACAGTCAGGATTGTAATCGGCATATACTTGCTTTGCCCTACTTGCTACTTGTCTATAAGATTCAAAGTCGCATTTGTTTACCTCATTGAAATATGCAACATCGGATCGCAAACCTTTACCAACATCTGACTTATCTAGACCTAAAAACTTAATGAATGAACCGTTAGGAAATCTGTATAAAGTACCAGCTATAAAATTACGATCATCATATAACCCAGCCAACTTCATAACCTTTACAAAGTCTTTAATGACAGTTAATCGCATCTTAGTTAACTCTGCTGAAATAATTA